CTATATAATAGAGGAATGTCTTCGACCTCTACTGATTTGAATAATTATATTTATCACACCATCAAGCGCGGCATCGACACGGTTGCAGATCCCGAATTTATTGATATGAATTTGATAACTGCTCCCGGTGTAACGTTAGATAAACTAACAACCCATATGATCAACACTTGTGAAGAGCGCGCCGATGCTCTTGCATTAATTGATTTGGCGAATGTTTACATTCCCGCTCATGAGAGATTCTATAGCAGCAAGACCAGCAGAATTGGAACCGATCCAACATCTGCTGCAAATGCACTAAAAGATAGAAGAATTGATTCAAGCTATGGTTGCACTTTTTATCCTTGGGTTCAGACTCGCGATGAGGACACCGGGCAGCTTGTGTGGGTTCCGCCTTCTGTTGCGATGATGGGTGTTCTTGCCAGTTCTGAAGCAAAATCAGAGCTTTGGTTTGCGCCCGCAGGTTTCAACCGAGGCGGTCTCACTGAAGGTGCAGCGGGAATTCCTGTTGTCAGTGTATCCGAACGGTTGACTTCCAAAGAGAGAGATACTCTTTATGAAGGAAGAATTAACCCAATTGCTTCTTTCCCCTCCAGCGGTATTGTGGTCTTCGGACAGAAGACGTTGCAAGAGCGCCGGTCTGCACTAGACAGAATTAATGTCAGAAGATTGGTAATTTATTTGAAGAAGCAAATTTCAATCCTATCAACACAGATTCTGTTTGAGCAGAACGTGGATTCTACTTGGATGCGTTTTAAGGGACTCATCGAACCATTGCTAGCAAATGTGAAGAGTAAGTTTGGAATCACCGATTATCGTTTGATTTTGGATGAAACCACAACTACTCCAGATCTCATTGATCAGAACATCTTGTACGCAAAAATTATGGTTAAACCAGCCAGAGCAATTGAATTCATTGCAATTGATTTCGTGATTGCTTCAACTGGTGCTTCCTTCGATGATTAAAAGAAATGGAGGAATTTCCTTCACAATACTATTTAAAAATAGGTTATAGGAGTTTATAAAAATGGCATTTTGGTCAACCAACTATGGTGAAGACGCTACACTCAAAGATCCAAAAAGACAATTTAGATTTAAAGTTGAATTTGGAGGATTTGATGCCGGCAACAGTTTTTTGTGGTGGGCGAAGACGGCGACAAAGCCGTCCTTCGAAATTGCATCCACACCACACCAGTATTTAAATCATACTTTTCATTATCCTGGTACTGTAACATGGCAAGATGTGGTCATTGAAATGGTTGATCCCGGTACGCCAGATATGGCAGCATCTATGGCTGCATTGCTCGAAGGTGGTGGTTATCACCCTCCTTCCGATGCTGATGATGTTAGCACGATGACCAAGGCAACAGCAGTTTCTTCTCTTGGGACCGTTACTGTCACCCAAACTGATGCAAATGGTTCTCCATTAGAGCAGTGGACTCTGTGGAATGCCTTCATTTCTAAAGTAGATTATGGTAGTTTGGCATATGGTAATGACGAATTGACCACGATCAGCATTACCCTAAAATACGATTGGGCACGACTTGAAACTTCCAACACGGGCGGTTCTGTTGCGACCACACTCAAGGGTACTTCTTTCTTTAATCCATAAAAAATAAAATACGAGGTGTATATTGTCACGAAATAAAGATCGTGTTGGGGCTAAAAACATTAATGCAGACGCGCCCCCCACGCAGGTAGCAAAAGGTACTTTAGAGGGTTTTTCCTTCGTTGTTCCTACCGAATTTGTTGATCTTCCATCACAGGGAAGATATTATCCCGAAGGGCATCCCCTTTATGGGCAGGATACTATTGAAATTCGCCAAATGACTGCAAAAGAAGAGGATATTCTCACATCTAGAACACTTTTGAAAAAAGGTATTGTATTAGATCGCGTGCTACAAAATATTATTGTAGATAAACAGATCGATGCAGAAAACATGTTAACAGGTGATAGAAACGCTATACTTGTGGCGATGAGAATATCTGGATACGGTGCGATTTATGAAACAATGGTAAGTTGTCCATCTTGCGGAGAAAAGCAAGATCATAAATTTGATTTATCTGAATTGGTGCCTTTTCATGGCGATAAGGGGGATGATTTAGATATTGTTAACAACGGTGATGGAACATTTAGTATTGTTCTACCACAAACGGAACTTAATGTAAGATTTCGATTATTGACCGGATATGATGAAACCGCCCTTGCCAATTCAAGGCAAAGTGACCGAAAAAGAAAAATAGAGGAGAAAAACGTTACAAGTCAATTAAATAAGATTTTAGTCTCTGTTAATGATAATCCCTCTTTAGAGGCGAAGAAGTTTTTGATTGAAAACATCCCTTCGGTGGATTCTCGACATTTAAGATTGGCATTTAGTCTCATATGCCCAAATATTGATCTTACTCATTCCTTTGACTGCCAAGAGTGCGAATTCGTACAGGAAATGGAGGTGCCGCTTACAGCGGACTTTTTTTGGCCTGAACGATGAATATATGGAAAATGTTTATGAACAGTTCTTCTTTTTAAAATATTCGGGGGGCTGGTCATTCTTGGAGGCATATAATTTACCGATTGGTTTGAGAAAATGGTTTGTTGAAAGGCTGATCAGGCAACTTGAAATGGAAAGTGAAGCAATTGAAGAAGCTTCAAAAAACAGAGGACAAAATTCGGGAAGGCAGACTTTAAGCACACAGAATCAGCCCCGTAGACCGACCAACATGAGATGAGAAGGAAAGACAGAACAAGCTTCTGTCTTTTTTTTTATAAAACTATTTAATTTAGGCAACCAATGGCTTCCCCTTACTCAAGAGTGGATAGAAATATATTATGGCTGATTCAAAACTAAAACAACTCGAACAAGAAATTGCCAAGGCCAAAGAACTAGAGAAAATCTATTCAAAGGTTAAAAATTCTGCTATGGGGCGTATTTCTGCTGCGCAGCAATCGTTGGAGGTAATTAGACAGCAAGAAGTATTAATAGGCAAACAAACAAAAAGTGAGGAATGGCTAGCCGCGAAAGCCGCGGAGCGGGGCTCTTCGGTCGCTGCTGTAGTTAAAACCCAGCAGCAATTATTAGCAGCAAAAGAAAAAGAAAGTGCCATAATACAACACAATTTACAACTGGAGAACCAGAAAACAACAAGCATGCGCGACTCCCTCGCCGCGGCCAAAGATTTAAGTAAAACTTTGGGAGACTCATTTAAAGGCCAAAATGCTGTTGATTTGAAGAAATATATTGGAATGGCCGGCCAGCTTGGAGATGTTTTTAAGGGAGGCAAAACGTCTGTTCTCTCATTCGTCACGAGCCTTGGGAAAAATGTCCTGCTCAACGTTCTTTCAACTGTCATTGGTGAGATATTAGAACTCGTTCTTGGTACCGATAAGTTGACAAAGAACTTTAGAAAAGGAACTTTGGCGTCTACGAAAATGGCCGCCCAATTGGATGGCGTTCACCGATCAATGATTGAGATGAATGTATCGATGGAGGAAACCGGCGCCGCCTACACTTCTCTTTATGGTGGTTTTACTGATTTTACGAAGCTAGCCGCCAATGAACAAACCACAATTGCACGAACAGCATTAACATTTGAAAAGCTTGGTGTTGGATCCGAGACCTACTCTAAAGGCATGGAGATGGCCACAACGTCACTTAGTATGAGCCTGGAACAAGCGGAACATTCCATGCGCGACATAACAACATTCTCACAGGAATTGCAACTTGACGCCGGTAAGACGGTCGCGGCTTTTGCCGCGGCAGGCCCACAATTAGCCAAATTTGGCACTGAGGGCACCCAGGTATTTAAAGAACTCGCGAGAATATCGAAGATCACTGGTTTGGAGATAGATACCCTGTTGCGTACTACTAGCAAGTTCGATACATTTGAGGGTGCAGCCGATCAGGCAGGTAAACTAAATGCCGCCCTTGGTGGAAACTTTGTAAATGCGATGGATTTGATGATGGAAACCGATCCCGGCAAGAGATTTGAGATGATTAGAGATTCAATTACGGATGCCGGCTTGAGTTTCGAAGACATGTCCTATTATCAGAAGCAATATTTTGCTGAAGCTGCTGGTTTGGAGAGTGTGGATCAGTTGTCAAAAATGATGAGAGGCAATATGGACGAGGGCGCCGACGCAACAAAGAAAAATGCAGAATCTTTGGCAGAACTCCAAGCGACGGCATATGACTTGATCCCTATTGGGCAGAAACTTATGCTTATATTCAAATCTCTGTTTAAGGACGTTGACGCAAACAAGTGGGCCGCCCACCTCAACTTCGTGGTTGGTTTAATAGCTCAAGCAGTTCCGGCAGCAATTTTAAAAGTTAAGGAGGGATATGAGTTTATCAAACTATGGTGGGCGGAAAATAAGGGCGCCTGGATCGGTCCAGACGGGTTTCTCCAAAGTTTGTCGAACATCGTACCAATAGTGAAAACGATTTGGCACGTAATTAAATCGTGGGGCAGCGCTCTGGGCGCCGCCTTCGACGTTCTGAAAGCCTACGGCGAACTCTTTGCCGCTATATTCATGTCAGCGAACCCGATGAGAAAGTTCCGGGCGATTCAAGGTGTCATGGCCGCCGGCGACGAGTTCGATGCGAAATTTGCCGCCGCCGAGACGGCGACGGAATCTGGCGGCAAAGTCATCTCGAACCTCGCAATGGAAACCGCAGCCAAAGGGCGCGCCGCAGCAGACACTCTTGGCGCTGGATCCATCGCGGATATGGCCAAGACGGCAGGAAATGTATTGGAAGTAGCGAAACAAACAGTGTCCATCGAGCTAGGCGGAAAGAAATTAGCAGACTATGTTGTAGAGGTGATTGGAGAAAAAATCAGAGACGTGAGTCTAACAGGTGGTTAAAAGGAGAAACTAAAATATGGCAGACAAACTATTTGACGCTATTCAATATGGAGGAATTCTAACCGATCCTGCGCTTCCTCCATATAATGACTTTAGTGACGCATATGCAAACAATAAAGGGACATATATTACCTTTCAACATGAGCCTTCTGGCAAAACTGTCAGATTCAAAGCATTCATAACAGCATTTAATGAAACTTTTAAGTCTGATTGGACCTCACAATCTGTGTATGGTCGCGCAGATCCAATTCATATGTTTAAACAAACCAGACGATCAATTTCTTTGTCATTCGTGGCACCGGCGGCATCTTCTGGTGAGGCATATGAAAATCTTGGAAGAATCCAGAGCCTTGCAAAATTTTTATATCCCACATATGTAGATGTTCAGGACGCCCAAACAATTTCACAATCGCCGCTGGTTCGCCTTAGAGTTATGAACCTTTTAAGTCGAAATGATGGAGAAAAATTTCCATATGGAGTGACATTACACGATCCAGAAAGCCCAGATTCCAACCTACGAGCGAGCCCCATCACACAATATGGCGAATATCTTACTTCTGCTGGTGGCTCCCAAGGGCTGTTGGGGATTATCCAGAACGTAACTTTTAACCACAATCTTCAGGGAGATCACGGGGTTATAGATCCTGCTCCTGGTGTTATTATTCCAAAATTGCTTGAGGTCAATTTGAGCTTTGATGTAATTCATGAACATCCTGTTGGCTGGAACGAAGAAGGCGGCTTTGGAACGGCTCTGCTCCCCCCAGAGAGCAGCATCCCCGACATTGATCCAGATCTCCTCGCCGCGTCTGAGGGGATTGAAGCTGCCGCGGCAGGTGTGTTAGAGGTGACTGCCGCGATGGACGCGGCTCAAGACGCAGCCTCCGCTAATTGGGCGGCACAACTCGACGGAATAGTGATCCCCGCGGCCGAGGCTGCCGAAGATGGAGATTCCGTAGACACCTCAGTCGGTGGCGTTGGTGGCGGTTGAGAGAAAGAACCACGGAATAAGGAATTAAACAATGCCAAGATATAACAAAACAAAAATTTTAAAAAACTCTAGTGAATATTATAAGCCCTTGAGAGACACAAGGGATTTAAACATTGTTACACAATATGCCACCCCAAAGATGTATCACCCAACGGTAAAAGAGCGCTCAAAAACAAAGACCACACAACACATTTGGAAATACGGAGATCGTCTTTATAATCTTGCTTTTAAATTTTATGGAGACGAAAGGTTTTGGTGGGTCATTGCGTGGTATAATGGATATCCAACGGAGGCGCACATCCGTAATGGCGCGCTTTTATATGTTCCGTTGAACATTGAAAAAGCCCTAAAAGTGCTGAGGGCTTAAGAAGTGCCACAAAAATATCATTACGAGGGTTCAGAGTTATCTACAAAATCTTACGAAGAGGTTAAAAAGGCATACGAACGAACCAAAAATGCCATAGACACCACTGCGGACATTATCAATGGCATGGCCGCGGCAATTGCCACCAAGACAGCCAAAGATCCGGATTACGACGCCACCAGTGATCTGGACACGATGGCCACCTATAATGAGGGACTCACGCTGGAACTGGAGGCTCTGCCAGGGCTTGAAGAAGATTATTATGAGATAAGAAAGCTTGCTGTAGAAGCAGGTAAAGCGGCCGGCTGCCCAGAAGCTACCGGGACTGGCGGCCCTGACGATCCTTCTGAGTGCTCCATAGAGGCTTGGAATGCAGAGGCCGAACTCAACGCCATGGCGGCCGACTTCTATCCACCCGAAACCCCCCCAGAAATACCTGCCGCCACGGGCGCAGCCGCCGGCGGCACCGCCGGCAACTTCGCCGATGCCGCGACGACCGCAGCCACGGGTTCCGGCGAACCCGCCGCGACACACACATTTAAAGAGCAGTGTTTTTTGTTATCATATGTTAAAGAACTTACGGCATATAAAAAAGATTTAGATCAGGGAAATATTTCCGTGGCACCGAAAAACCTCCCGTATGTTGATGATGGTTATAATGCATCACTGTTGCTTGATGGGGATCCCTTTGGGTTTGTTAATAAGATGACGATGCATTCAGACCAAAAAGCTTTCTTTAATCTGGAAACAAAAGATATTTCTGCACTTCAACCCATGATTCGCCTTTTTAAAATCATAGAAGATACGAACGGAGAAGAGAGACAGCAAGAAATATCTTTTGATTCTCATTTTACGTCAAACGATTTGGGTTTTTTTAAAGACAAAAGAAGCCGTGGTGTTGGTGTTGGTATAAAAAGTTTTAACTTCTCTTATGTAGCCACCAATCCTTTTGCACTCAAGAAAAGCATTAAAGCAAAATTGAGCTTGTTCGCCAATAATTTTCAAGAGCTACTGAGAGAAAGAATAGCAGACGACGGGAGTATGTATAAATATATTGATTTGGCACTTAAAACTGGTGGTTCCGAAACTGCCGATCTGGCAAACAGAAACAACCCATCGCTATCTGGGGAAGCATATGATAATTTAACCAAACTAAATTTCAGACTTAAGGCAATCGTTGGCTGGGCCCTTCCATCAGAAAGTGGTGGCATAGATGGCGCCGTGAGAAATGCCATATATGATTCATATATAACTTTGAATCTTACCCCAACAATTCACGAATTTGGTTTGGATGATCAGGGGCGCGTCAATTTCGATATAAATTATTTGGCTTATTGTGAAGATTTCTTCGACCAGCCATCTTTTGATATTTTTAGTGATCCTGAAATTGGCGCTCGTATGTTAAAAAGAAAAATGCTATTTAAGGCATATAATGCGGCATGTGATGCTGACTCCATTGCTGAATTAAAAGCAGAATCAAAGGACGAAATTGAAAAAGACAAAGTAAAGGCTTTCCAAATACTTATAAACAATCTCATTGATCACGGCAGAATGTATACTATACCCGTTCGATATGATGATATGTATCAATTTTTAACGAAAACGCCAGCCTACGATTTCGCCAATTTCATACCATCTAAGGACGAAGAAGTCACCGCGGAATCACTTGGAGCCTCAGAAACTGCGGAAGAAACCATCAAAGCCAAGGAGGAAGACGCCAGCGAGACGTCTAGTACAGAAATAGTAAAAACAACAGTCGATGAGTCTGACCTTACTTTGGGTGAGATGGTGTCTTTCTTCTATGTGAGCGATCTAATTGACTCAATTCTAAAAAATATTGAGAAAAACCTCGTTGCCTACGAGGAAGCAATTGACGATATCAACCTCGCGGAGACCGACGAGACCGCCGCCACAGGGGAGTCAGCCGCAGAAGAGAAGGCCGAAGCTGAAAATCCAGAAAGAGATGTTCAAACATCGAGTGATTTGCAAGCCGACGAGAAAAAAAGACTTAGGAAATTTCGCGAGCAAATAAAAAGTTTTAGAATCTTATTTGGCCCATTCGAAGTCGTTGATCCCAAAAATCCCGCAGTAACAATATTTGTAAGTTTGGGAGATATTCCTATTTCAACTCGTTATTTTATAGCATGGCTTACAAAAAAAATGCTCAAAAGAGAGGAAAGTCGCTATCCAATGGCAAAATTCATGAATGATTTCATTCAAGAACTTTTGAGAGATTTTATGAATGATGACAAGTGTTTTAATGGGCAAGTTAAACAAAAAGTATTTTTGTTTTCGTCTGCACTAACTTCTTATAGAAATGAAACCGAAAGTGGCGCCGAAGAAGACAACGTTACGCAGGCCATTAAAGAACATGGCACCGGTGCTCGTTTGAACATATCAACTGCGCCGGTTGATTTGCCGATATTAAATATATTTGGCGAAAGAGAAATGCCCGATGGTGGCGATCAGGGATTTGATAGGGAAATTAATTATATGTGTTATTTTGCCGGCCGAACGCAGCCAACAGAACAGATGACCGGAGATCGCGCAGTCGACGAAGCAAGAGGGCTTTTTCATTATGGAATAGGTCGAGATAGTGGCATTGTGAAGTCAGTTAATTTTAGAAAAACCAGCGCCCCAGGTTTGAAAATGGTGAGGTTTGAACAACAGGGGTACGATGGGCTGCAACAACTGCGCGAACAATACGACATTGATATTAGAACTTATACGAATGTAAATGCTCTTCCCGGTACTTATATTTTTCTTGAACCAAACAGTTTTGCACCCAGCACAGAAGTTGACTTGACTGCCCTAGGTATTGGGGGGTATCACATGATTATTCGCAGCGAACACACCTTGGCTGCGGGAATGGCAGAATCTACAATTACAGCTAAGTGGGTGGCAGAAATCTACGACCCCAACCGTGATCAACCGGAGCGCTCGGATCCCGCCACCGCTGAAGAGGAATCAGAAGACCAAGGACTAAACTGCTACTCCACCGACCGTTCACCGGGAGACGCCGTGGATCCCGTTCTGCCCGTCGTAGCCGATACAGTGACCGGAGAATAATAAATTATGTCACAATTATATGCTGAAAGTAATGATGAGGGATCCAAAGATTTATTTGAAAAAAGAAATTATTATGGTTCTAAATTATCTAAAACTGGTTATAAAAATGTAGTAGATTTTAATTTTGGTGAGAAATTCTTTTATGGAAGAGTGAACCGAGTGTTTGTTCCAATGATTTTAAGGAAAAGAAGAATTAAAAGGTTTAGTAAAATAAATGCCACAGAGGCCGGCCAAGGAGCAGTTAATTTTGTTGTGGACGCCTTTAACGATATGGCACAACAGTTTCAGAGATGTGCCGTTTATGGCACAATTGACACATCGGATCAGTTTTTAACCAACATTAAGGTTCACAAAGCATATCAAAATCCAAATAATTTATATAGAAATCATAGAAAGGGGTATTTTGGTTCAATTGCTGGAATTTTTAGGGCGCGCCGCATCAGGGTCCGCGATTTTGATGATTTTGTTAACGAATTGATGGTTGTTTTACAAGATACTGTCCACAGGCTTCCAATTACAAAGACGGGGTTTATTAAAAATAAAAGTTGTCCAATTTTGTGCTCTGGGTTGGCAATTGAAATAGCCGATATTGATCCCATCAATGACCAAAAAAAAATTAATCAATTTGTAAACAGCAAAAATTGGAATTTTTATTTGAATGCTTGTTCTTCATACGGGTTTATGGTAGATAAAAATATGCCGTGGAGAATTGTCGCAGATATTGGCAACCGCCCGACTCGTTCGCCAATGTTGGATTATTCCGGTAAGTATGGCGCCCCCAACCCTAATTTAATTATTTCAAACTATTACACAAACGTTCATAGTCTATATTATCAGAATTTCAAGTCAAATATATTAAATCTCTATAATAGAGTCAAATTAAGAAACTTTTCGGTGATAGAAGAGTGTGGGGGAACGACCGTTACACGTATCGTAACCCCGATCACTTATACTAATAATTCTTTTTTGACGAAATTCCCAGATAAGAAACTTTTAAAGATATATTTTAATATTCGAGTTCTTGAAGAAGAAACGGGAATGACCGATAATGAAATAAGCCACCTGCTCGATGATTGTATTGAAATATACATGCATGCCGGCGTTGTGGCCGCTCTGAATGCTTTTGAGAGAATTATCAACGAACCATTTGACAAACGCGGCTCACTGAGTTATATTAAGA